TTAACGTAGAAGTGTAGACGGGATATATACTATGGTGCCGGATGTCTGGTTCGAACAGACGACCTATCGCTTACAAGGCGATTGCACTACCACTGTGCTAATCCGGCGTATTCTTAATAATATATTTTTTGCATCTATATGTCAACTAACAGTTTTCCAATTAATCTTCGAGCATTGCGACTCAGAGACTATCGTTTAGAATTTGAAATCTTAGAACAAAAGTACGGAAAATACATTTTTGTTCCATTTGATATACCACCAATCAGGGCAAAAAACATCAATGACTTTTCTAACTGGTATTTAGAAAATTGCCTGCATACCACCGGACCGCAAGGATTACATAAATCGTCTAATCCTGATTGGTCCAGCATAACGGTACACTATCAAAATGAAAATTACTTCAAATTGAAAGAAGCATTTCCAGAAATTATTGATCTAATGCAGGAACACTTACCTTACACCGAAAACAATAAAATTGATTTGGCATTTATGACCAACAACTATCCTGTTCCTAGTCACAGAGATCACAGCAATTATTTTATAGACATACCAGGATCTATTAGAAGCTTTGCCTACGACGACAATCCAATTAGTAATCTTTATCTAATAGAAAATCGTAAAAATAAAGACCGTGGTGAGTTTAACTGTGACGGAATTCCTTTAAAAGGATTTGCTATTCCAAGATTAGAAACAACAAATACTTTTTCCTGGAACAATCTTAGAGCAGAACACGGCTCGATCAAAATTGGATCACATAAAAAGATTTTATGTTACTACACCAATTTAAATACAATGGACTGGAAAAGATTCGATCAACTAATTGAACGTAGTATTAAAAAATATTACGATCAGTGTTTTGTTAGCGACAAATCTTTAGATTACTTTATAAATGATCAACTTCAATATTAAACAATTAAGAAATCATGAACTTGCTTCTTATCCAACAGAGCAAGTACTAGACCTTGAACAAAAATTTGGAAAGTACTGTTATGTTCCGTTGGACGTTCCTAACATACAGGCCAACAATCAAGATTTTTTATCTTTATGGTTTAATAAAAATTCAACTGTCTTTAGTAAAGACCATCAAGAAGGATACAACTCAGGTTGGAAATGTATCAATGTTTTCAACCATGGCCATTCTAAATCAAAAATAAAAAGAAATAATAGACCAGAATTCTTAAAATTGTTTCCGGAAATCCAAGAACAAATTCATGAATACTTGCCGTTTGATTTTTCACAACCTTTTGGATTTTGGTTGTGGTCTAGTGTAGAACAGGTTGTACCACACCGGGATCCGTCCAACGGTTTTGTTGATGTTCCAAAATCTTTTAGATCTTTTATAACTGATACTAACACCCAAAGTCATTTTTACCTGCTTGAAAACAACAATTATTCAAATATAAAAAATGCCGAGACTCCAAAGATCAATTTTAAACAACTGGAGACTGTTAATGGCGTTCCAAAAAATTCATTTTTAATTCCACAGTTGCCAGACACTAATACATTTGCCTGGAATAATCTACGTGTTGAACACGGATCAGTCAAGCGAGAAAATGAATTTAAAATTATGATTTACTACGACTATGATAATACCATAGACTGGAACAAATACGAAAAGTTATTTAATCGTAGCGTTTCTAAATATCACAGCCAATGTATGGTCAGCGATCGTCCACTGAGTTATTTCATTGACAATGATGAGAATACACCAAATAATCTTTCAAACCTTGACAATTAAGTCTAATTTCTAAACGCCGTTTAGGCATATAGATATAAGTTTTTCCGTATGTTGATTCAATAAGCGGCACTTCAACACTACGACTACCATCCATTGACATTTGTGCTATAAACTCATCAGTATCAACCTGGTTGTCTACTATTTTTAATAAACAATAGTAAACTGCATGAGTTGATTTTTCTCTGATAATGGCCAATAGGTGCAGGTTCTTGGTATTTTTTACTTTGTCTAACCATGGACTTACAAACATATCATTGAGTGCCGCATAGTCTGCATTTTTAAACAGTGTGGCAAAATGATCGTTTTTACCTTTGTTATTTTGCAAAAAACTTGCTTCGGTTGTTAACGTGCTGGTCAAACGATCAACACTAATGCCTTTGACATCTAACTCCACAGTTGGTGTTATGACATCAACAACATTTTTACCTGCACCCACCCAACTTGATCCTGGTATACTATCAGCAACTCCATATTCCCAAGTTTCTTTAGCAATTTGAATTTGCCGTTGCTTGACAATAAAAGGTACATAATAATTTTGCATTTCTTGAGCAAAATTACTGCTGAAGTTTTTTCCTAGTATCAACTCATGTTGGTCTATTGGTATTGGTATAAATTTTAACATATTTTGTATTTGGCTCCAGTGGCAGGGATCGAACCTACGACCAATTGATTAACAGTCAACTGCACTACCGCTGTGCTACACTGGAATAAACTATTTACACACTCTTATCGAATGTGTGTATTAAAGCACTCTTCATGGATGAACCCACGTGTCTCCTTGCGGATAGAGAATGCTTTAATACGCTGTAATTTTTCATCTCACAAAAGAGACTTCATCCTACAGGCCGCCCGTTTGCTATTTTTTATAGTGTATAGCAGGACCTCGTTTCCTGTCAACCACTTTGAGATATTATCGGCGTTCGGCCAATAGTGTATCTCGCTTTCTCCAAGCTTCAGAATATACACGAGCACGTTCTAACTTTTCTTGAATCAACTTGTTAGTATCTTCTTGTGTTAGAGTGTGCTGTCGCATAAACTCAAGCTCTTTAATAGATTTTGTCTTAACTTTAATTTCTTTCATCTTTTCCTGTTTTCAAATAAGAAACCCCAGGGTGTTTAGTCCTGGGGTTCTGTGAATCTTGTAATTAGACTATTACGTTCTCAGAACCCCTGTAGAATTATCGCGAATACTTGTAGAGGTTGACTCATGCCAAAAGGCTGGCACGGGCTGTTTACCCCCAAACATTCTGCAATAATTTAATGCGGTTTTGTTCATCTTAGTCTCTATTGTATACTTATTTATCTCTTGTGTCAATTACTTTTTGTAATTTATTTACCATTTATAAAAATTTGGTAGGAGCGGTGGGAATCGAACCCACATTAACTGCCTTATCTAGACAGTGCTTACGAGGATATAAATCTCGCCCTTAGGCCAATATTAGCAACACTCCTAAACTATTCAGTCAAGAGCGGTGTTCCGTATTCGAAACATTCTAAATTTTTCCTTGGTCAAGCAGTTCATCTAAAATATTTTTTGGGTCTGTTATGGTTGGATCTATTGTAAATGAGTCAATTACAATGTTTTGTTCTATAGCTTGATTGTATAGATTTTTGTCTAGTATGTCAAGCACCACATGCACTCTTCCAGTAGTTCCATTGTTCCAAAAACTGTGTAGTACTCTATTATTTACCTCATACAAATGTCCAACTGGCATGAAAGTTTTTTCTTTTCCTTGAAGCCAATGACATTGGGGATTGGTAAAAATTGGAATATGAATTCTAGATCCGTGCTCATGGAACCAGCAAGGGTCATAATGGAAATCAAGTATGCTGTTTGGAAACATATAATTGATTTCACCTTTGACAAAAATCTTGTCTGACAGCTGGGTGTGTGCCCACTGATCAATTTTTTTAAATGCATCTCGCACCATTAATACCTGTGGTGTGTCAGGCTGATAAGGGTCTTGTCTAACGCCATACGGAATTCGCACAACCTTGGATCCAATGGTAAGGTTATTACCACGGCCAAAATCTTCGTGTGACCAATCAACTTGCTGACAGACGTTGGCAAACTCATCAATTAACTTTTGCGGTACTGTACCCAGCGACTTTACTGCTGTGTCAATCAACATGGTGGTTATGCACTCGGCGGTTATCTCTGGTCCATATAGAATTTTCCGGCAAGCTAGAATATAAAACACTATTGGGATGAATAATAGAATTTTTTCCTACTACCAGCTGACCTTCTTTGGCACGTAAATAAATTCCATGCAAGGGACCTACCACAACATTATCCTCGATAGTTATTCCACTGCCAATACTGCCAGGACCCATGATTGTTACATTATTGCCTACTTTTGTATTGTTGCCCACAACACAACCAGCCACGCCAATATGACAATGATTGCCAACTACTGCGTGAGCTTGAATGTTAGTGCCCCATCCAACAAACACTCCGCGACCAATTTGTGCAGTTTTATGAACCAGAGATCCTGGATGAATAAAATTTGCCAGGTTAGCCTTGGTATTATGTAACAACTGAATTCGTTCATTACGTAAATGATTTCCACTCATTGATTTGTTTTCTCTATTAGGAACTCCGTTAAAAAAGTTCCCAATAAAAAATTCGCAACTGTTTAACCAATGTTGGCCTCGTTCTTCAAGTAACCAACGTTCGTCACCAATGATTGGTATTCCGTCGGTAGTAGCTTCAACTCGTCCGTAGTAATATTGATCCAATATGCCTAATACTTCGCGACCTTCCAATTCACAGATGTCTGTGTAAAAGGTCATATCGGATCTGTGTCCTACAAAAATTACTGGTTTCATGCCACAGGTATGTATGGACGAATTAACTTACCCATTAAATTTTTAGGCAGTTCATCAACACGAACATATCGAGATGGTACAAGATGTTTTTCTAAATGTTCGTGTAGTATATCTTTCAGCTGACTCAGATCAACATCGCCTTCGTATTTTAAGGTTAGCTTTTCGTCTTCGAGCGTTAGCAAACACTCGTTGACTGTGTTTAAATACTTGGCCACTGTTTCTACTTGTTCGGGTTGCACACGAAAATCTCTGTGTTTGATCATAAAACTTTTACGACCAACCATGCTTAGTACACCAGAATCTTTTTGTATAAACAAATCACCTGTTCGGTGCCAGTTTTCCTGACTACTCCAACGTGCCAGCATTTCGCCATCGTCTTCCAACTTGTATTCAAATCCTGGCAACCAATTTTTAAACACGCTAGTGGTATCACTGAAACACACTGGCGGTGTCAGCTCTGTGCTACCATAACAATAGCGCCATTTCATTCCTCTATCGCCAAACTGTTCGACTATGCGTTGATTAAAAAAGTTTCCGCCTAAACAATTTAACTTGTAATGGCTAAAGTCTGCATTTTCAAATGCTTTGGTCATGCTGACCAATTGCATCATTCTAGGAATCATAAAACCGTGTGTGGGTCTTATGTGTGCAACATCATCGCACCAGGTGTAAGGATTGAATGGTTTATATACCACTCGGCCGCCAGCAATAAGCGTTGGCCAAGCAGGACTATAAATGCCCATGCTACTGTACGGGGCTTGCATAAGCATAACACTTGAATCGTCTAGCCCCCAATAAGGGGTACTAGATTCAATATATTGTTGTGCAGTAGACCATTTGTGTCCAACGGCTTTGTAGTAACCGGTTGTACCGGACGTGTAGCAAACCCAGTCCCAGTCTTGTATATTGTCGGGCTGATGTGGATTGCCAGGCCTGGCTCCATATCCTAGAAATTTTCTACCAAACAACCAGGCACTCAATTGCTGTAGTAGCAATTCACTGGGTTGATCACTGCGACACAACGGGTCTGCATTTTGGCGTTGGAACAGAGCGGCCTGTAAATGAGGTCCAGTTAATTCTGTTCCATCTTCTCTTACAATAACAGCGCCATTATAAAAAATTTGTTCTAGGTATTGATTCATGACTGCGCCTCTTGCTCCTGTGGAATTTTTTTACCCCAGGTAATACTGTCAAAGAATCGTTCAACAATATAATAATTAATTAAATTAACTACCATTTGTGCAATAGTTAAAAATGCGGCATCGCTGTTACTGCCGCCAGTGGCCACAAACTTAAAAGTAATAAATGCCGCGATCATTACTATGATTCGATATACAACAGTTTTTACCAGACTTCTGATTTTTGTATCGTTGCCGGTGTCATTGCGGTGCCAGGCCACAAATAGCCAAGCACGATCATGCAAATAATACAAAGTAGATCCAACAATTACTGAAATTAATCCAACTGATGCACTGGTAGTCAGTGATCCACTGTAAAAATAGGTAATTAATAGAATTGCAATGGTACAAAGAACTCTATAGGCAACAGTTTTACTCAGAGTTCGTGGGTGGGTTTCTTTTACGATCATGATTAGTTTTCCTTAAACTTTTAAAATTTGGTGCCCCCTCCGAGACTCGAACTCGGACGCTCGCGCACTGGCTTCTAAGACCAGCGTGTCTACCAATTCCACCAAAGGGGCATATACTACATTTTACTTTAACAGTTGACCTAAGTCAACCAGCTTAAGGCTAGCGATTAATCACATACGGATAGGCCCACGCATTTAAGACATAGAGGTCTAGTTTGATTCCGACGTCGTTGTTAACGGCGTTGCACAAAATTATTTATACTCAATTCCTTGATCTGTTAATTTCCAATGACTTTTCAAAAAACTTAAACCTAAAATAATTCTTAATTCTTTGCCATAGTTATAAGCACCATGCTCAACCTCGTCGTCAAAAAACAACCATTGCCCAGGCACCCAATTCTTACGTTCGTTGCCAATGATCATGTATGCATCTGGATTGGTTTGCAGTGCTAGGTGCCCTCTCCATACCAATCCTTCGTCGCCGTGCGGTCCTTTGTGTATGTCCAGCACACCACCGGGTTCCAACGACAATATAGCACATCTGGTCACATGTTTTAAATCTTTCAACATGTTCCATGTGTGTGGCAACTTACGTTTAGAACTTTCAAATTCTCTATCTTCTTGCCTAAATGGAATAAATTTCCAACCAGAAAAATACACATCGTCGGCTTGAGGGAAATCCCTGCGTCTGTGTATGTTAGACAAACTTTCTTCTAGAACTGTTTGCCAGTTTTCTTCTAAGGTTTTTAAAATTGCGTCCATTGTAATTGGTACGAGTGGCCGGAATCGAACCGGCACGCCTGTTAGGGCGAGAGATTTTAAGTCTCTTGTGTCTACCTATTTCACCACACTCGCAAATTCTTGGTGGGCCGTGTGTGAGTCGAACACACCACCAATGGATTATGAGTCCACTGCTCTAACCAACATGAGCTAACGGCCCTAACTAAGTATCTAGTATATATTAAAGAGTATTTGTTGTCAAATACTATTATCGACGAGGCCTACCGAATACATCTTCGGGTATTCGTAATCGAGTTATTTCAACAGATTCATTGGCCTGAGGTGCGCCACGTTTGATCTTAAAGGTAAAGTTGCCTTTGATGCCGGTGCTGTAATAAGTTTTACTGGCACTGAATTTTACTTCGCTGACAGTACTACTAGGCCAAACAGTATTAAAACCTTGCAATACCCAATTGCCGTCTGATTCGGTTGCTGTTGTATAGACTTGAATCAGTGCTCCATTGTTTAATATTTCAGACGCTGCCGCACTGAACTTTGTATTGTTATTGATATACTCGGCCACTGGATGTGCAACAGAGGCTATGCTATGAAAATACAAATTAAGATTATTTGGGTTATCAGTGTTTCTTGCTTTAATTAATTTTTTTAAGTTTTCACTAATGCCCATTGCATCAACTGCGGCCATGTTGGTTGGTGGCAACTTTTTAAAATTTTGTATATCGTCGGCATCTTCTTTGGTAATAAATCCAAAACGTATGCCCAATATCAAAGGTGCACCGGCCTGCCCACCTTTGACAATATCTTGTATCAAGGCAATAACATCGGCATGTTTCTTTGCCAACGCAGGATCTGACGATGACAATTCATTTGCCGCGTCGAGTAAATTACGACTGCTGGCTTCGGCACCAGCACTGCCTTTACTGCTGACTTTAATTTTACGCCCATCGGCCGCAATTAGAATACTGTCGCTTAATCCTTCGGTTTTATCAGTGCCAAAATTGATAGTACATTTTGCAAAGCCTTGATTGCCTAGGAAACGCTCGGCGGCTTGCCCAGCGTTACCAGTATATAAGCCAGCCTGTAGTGCAATAGGGTGCAACAATTCACAAAAATAATCTCTAAATGCTGTAAAACTTCCGCCCTGGGGTGCTGGCAGACTGATTGGAAATTTTTGGCCACTGGCTACTGCTTTGGCCGCTTGAGTGTAAATGCTATTCTCTCCAAGTTTGCCTGCAATTTGTTGAATTATTTTACCAGCGTTTAGATTATTTTTATCTGCCAAAATATCTTGTGGAGTTAGTCCTGCTTGAGTTTTGACTGCAGATTTACTGTTATATCTATAACCAGGAATACCAGTTTGGTTATCCCATAGATTTTGTGTTGGGTCCGGTTTGACTTCTTTGTAGGGTTTAACCCAAGCCAATACTTCGCCGGTGGGTTTTTTAAACGTAGCAATACCAAACGCACGGTCAGTTTGCTTAAATTTACCTATCAGATCAACGTAGGCGCCACGCATGCCCTTAACCATCTGTTCTAAATTGGTAACAGTGTCTTGATATGTGGGATAGCCAGTTCCTCCTTGCGGGTAAAATACTACCGTGTCTATGTAGATTTTATCCTCTGGATTTGTGGTGCTAACAAATTCCTCGCCGGCTTTTCTGGCACCAAGGCCGCGGCTTTCGTTAACAGTGGTGCTGTTACTAACAAGATCAATTAAATTTCTAATATCCATCATGTATTTATATTGTTAATATTTCTCAGGACTTACAAACAACATTTTGTTATTTTTTTTTGCACTGCAACATAAATACTCAGTAGAAACCATGAGTGACTACAACGCAAAGGAATACACACAATGAAAACTTTATCAGCTTTTATGCTAGGAATTATGGAACGGTTAGCGGAAATGTTTCCAGACAGTTCATATCAAAGCCGCTTAGACAGCTATCTACGCACCAAAGGCATCACCGATGCCGCACAATTAGAACACTATGTGCAGAAGTTCAATACTCAAAAGGAATTATACCTATGAAAATTATCACAACAATTTACCAAGGTTTAATTGCTTGGGCAGAAATGATCCGCGACTATCGTCAGAGCTCGGCCAGCAAATATCATTATTGGAAGTGATCACGGCTGGTTTTGCCGCACAATATCTTCTTCAACACATTCCTGGCCGTACTGAATTTCAACCAGTTTACAAGGCACATCGTAAGGATTAGTCAGCTGGTGCCAATCACCTTGCGGCACTTTGTATGTTGAATGTTCTTTTAACACCGTAACTGGCAACATGTAATCATTGGGTAACTTACTGCATACATCACACATGCCGTTAGTAACTAACCAAAACTCACTACGTTTGTTATGCTTTTGCATGCTCAAACGTTGACCAGGATTGATGGTAAGCTCTTTGACTTTGGCACCTGGCACTTCGTGCAATATTCGATAATACCCCCAGGCACGATCGGTCTTGGGATGTTTCCAATTGTCAAGTAGCCATGAACTAGAATTCATTTTGTTTTCGCCGCCGACTCCAAACACAAACTCTAAGTTATCATCTAACAGGTCCATCTCTGGTATATTTTCTTTGGTACGATCACCGCCATTGGCAAATATAATTGTTGCATCAGGATACATTGCCCTGACACCAGTGATGGCATTTTTACTGCTACCGTCTGCATCCGGGTAGCATACAACTCGATCAACTACCTTAAGAGAACTTACAATCTTTTCTCTTTCGTAGATATGCATAAATGATCGGCCTTTCTTGCGTTCTAGCCACTCATCCGAATTCAACCCAACAATGAGTATATCTCCTAATTTCTTGGCTGCTTCAAAATATTCAATATGCCCCGAATGCAATGGGTCAAAGCCACCGGTGACTAAAACTATTTTCACTGTCAGTCCTTTAAATAATGATAATCTTTATCAAGCCAGGTTACCAAAACATCATCTTGGTTTACATAGCCTCGACGATTTAAACTTTCTTTAACGCTGTCATTGACTAGATTTTTGTCTGCTAGATCAAACCAAGTTGTGGTGGCCGGATCCATTGGAGCTATCTTTGTTTTATATACTGCAAAGTTCATCCAGGGATTATTTTTATTTTTATAAAAATATGCATCTCTACAATCAAATCCATTCAATGCCAACATGTACATCATGCTGATCATGCTGTGATTATAATAAACATTGCTGTAAGAATGATTAAAATATCTATTATATTCAAAGCCGTTTGTATAAGGCATCGATATCAACAACATTCCATTTTCGTGCATAAACGAATTCCACAATGATAATGTTTTAATTGGATCTAGTGCGTATTGAAATGCATTGTGACACCAAATAATATCAACTGGCCTCGGTAGTATTGTTTTTTCAAAATCACCTTCATAAACTTTTAAGTTAGGCAATTTTTTGATATCGTCTGAAATTTTAGATACATCCTTGTCCACTGCATAGGTAATGTAATTTCTAGGCTCAGGTGGATTTTCTCTAGTGGTTAATGTTGCCCACCACTCGGCATCAGTGCCATTGCCGCATCCCATGTCTGCTACATAAGTCACACTGTCAAGAAATGAATCATACTGGTATACTAACTCTAATACCTGTTGACTGTGCTCGTAACTTTTATCGCCGTTAAATTGTGCCATTTTGTAATATCTCTATAACAACTTGTTCTTTTAATTTTTTTAAACGTGGCACCAATTGGCGACATGCTTCCGAAATTTCAGTATCGTTGCCCCAAGCAATTTGATAATTCAAATGACTAGCAAACTTTCCACATTCATCTTTTAATAACTGGATATCTACTGCATTTTGCTTGGGTCTGGCGCGACAGCAAAGATTATATTCATCAATAAGTTCTTCGGCAATATCGCGCCAGTTGCTCATACTGTAACGTCTTCCATGCCAGCAGTACGAAGTTTTACTATATGCCCTAGCATCCACTGTTTGTTTTCAAGCCCTTTCATCATACCTAGCCATTTATTTCTTAGCAAGGCCACTTCATTGATTAATGTTTCAAAATCAATTACTTCATCTTCGCCATCAACGTATTTTTCTGCGTCTCGACTAGTAAGTGCTCTAGCGTATGTTTCTAGGTATTTCTGAAAGTGTCGCCTTCTGATTTTACGTAACTGAATATTTAAATATTCTAAAACTGCTTCAATCTCCTGTAACTGATTAAATCTGTGTTCTACAATGCCTGGAAGAACGGTAATATTTTTTTCAACCACGCCGTGTATTTTACATTCAGATTTGGCCGAGGCTAGTTCGGCTTCATAATAGTTTATAAAGCCGGGCAATGACCCTAGGTCTGAAACAATTTTATTGTACCACATTACTCGTCGTATTCAGATTCGTCGTCTTCGGGTAAGAATTCTTCTAACCCACGTTTAGTGTAAGAATCTGTAGCGCCAAATTCCCTTAGTTCTTTGTCATTTAATACGTCGACCATGACACTTAGCAAATTATCGGCGGCGGCTTGCCGATCTTTTGCAGGAATATATTCTTTAAGAATAGTGTATGCTTCGCTTAAAACTTCAATGTCAAGACTCATTCTGTTGTTTCCTCTTCGATTACAGCGGCAGTGTCTTGTCTATGTGGATTGGCCACAAAGTCGGCCATAACCTTGTCAAGACTACCATCATCATTGCGCTCCCATGCTTTACGGAATTGCTTGATAACTGTGCCGTCTGCTAGCGTGTATTTAAGACTATTGCCTTCCTTCTGCAATAAACCTTTTCCTTCAAACATATCAACCAATCCTGAGTAAGGATTCATGCCTGTTTCATAAGGAATCTTGACTTGTACACTTTCAAAAGGCTTGGCATAACGTGTTTTCATGATCTTGCATGCGGCACGGATACCTTTGACTTCTGAAATCTTGTTACCATCCTCGTCTTCTTTCAACTTCAACTTACGCATGGCAACAACAATAGAGCTGGCGTAGATGAAACCTTGTCCTCCTGAGATCTTGTCGTCGGGATCAAACATGTCTTGACTTGCGTATGTGTGGTTAGTAGCAACTAACCCTAAGTTTAGGTTACCAAACATGTTAACACAATTACGAACCAGAGCTGTAAGTGCTTTGGGTTTACGACCCATGTCACCTTTCATGTC